CTTTTACAGTTAAAGAGCCATCGCTACTGACGCTGGATAATACTGTACCTATAACGCTTTGCCATTCTTGCAGGTTTGCAGAGTGTGACGTGGCCCCCTTTAACGTTAAGACTGGGTAGGCGGCGGCTTGGGCGTTTACTACTGTCCCGGTAGTGCTGGCGGATGTGATTATAGTGCTACCCTTGTTTGTAAGGGTAAACCCAGCACCGTGGCTCAATGATAATGTATTAAGACTATTCGCATAAAGACCAATGTTACCATCCTCACCGTGAATGTATGCGTATGTTGGAGGGTCAGTTTGATTGCTCGGGTCGGCCTTTAAGCCAAGCTTCCACTCGGGAGCACTTGATGCATCGCTATATAACGAAATGGTTTTGTCATTACTATCGTCTACATAGGCGTGAAAAAAGTTGCCCGCATTTGTTCTAGATAAAGTTAAGAATCCACTACTTATAATTTCCCCACTAGAGGCTACATTGTTTAGTAGTGCATATTTTTTTACCGTTATATTGTCGGCTGTAACTAGGTCTGCCTCTAAATCAAAGTCGCCCTCACCTTTTATGACGGTTTTTGATGCTGGCAGTGCTACGAACACAAAAGACAGCCCGCTTAAATCAGCTTTAGAGCCGCCGCCAGAACTAGACAAGACGGTATCTCTTGAGAGAGAGCCAGACGAGAAGGTTCCAATGCCTATCTCCCATCTGGTATCATTCTCTATAACGTAATATGTCTTATTGCCCTCTCCAACTCCGGAAGAAAAAGATACAAAACCCCCAACAGCACCGCCCAAGACTATCGTCCCGGTGCCCGACGTTGTTGAGGTTTCTTTTACTCTATCTGATAAAACGAGTGACATAATTTATTTCTCTAATTGGTGGTTTTAGATTTTTTATTCTTGCGTTTTGATGTTTTAGTTAGTTGCTTTAGCTTTAATTTTAGGGTTTCTATCTCTCTTAATACTTCTGCGTCTATCGTCGAATCAGTATCTTGATATAGAGCTCTACATTCTCGAACTGTCGAGTTAAACTTTTCTATACTGAAACCGCTTTCTTCCACAAAGTGCTTGTATATTGGTTCTAAATCTTTCCCCAATTCTAGAAACTCTAGTATATAGTTTCTTAGTTTGTTCTCTGCTGTGAGTTCATACTCAACGCCCTCCGGCCTTCCAAATCTATGTAACCACTTTAAAAAGGGGAGGTTTATGGCTTGTCGACCATTTGCTCTATACTTCTCATGTATATAGCATTCCTCTCCACCAAAGCCTCTTACATGCTCATTAAATTTAAGCCAAGATACTTTTCTAGTGAGAAATAACCCCAAACCTTGAGCAAAAATTGGAAATGGACGCTCAATGCTATTGAGACCAATCTTTGAATACCCCTCTTTACCTAGTGGGCCTTCATGACCATTGAAGTCAATACCTTTAGGGAACTCTCTACTACAATATACACATTTATCTAGTTTCTCTTGTTTTTCTAGGGAGAAAAAGGCAACCTTGCCGTCTTCATTCTTAACGGCGAAATTGTCACTCTCGCAAACGCACCCCCAAGCAGAACCCCATTGTCCCCACATATGATCCCCCCAAGTATCATTGAAGTGTGTAGAGACTCCCGCCAAGTTGTCGTAAACTAGCGGGCCCGTGTATAGATCGTCCGACTTTGAATTGCACTCTAGAAAACTAAATAGCTTGTCTAGGATTTCTATGACTGGGCATAGTAGCACATGACAATCCATCACTAGCACAAAATTAGTTCTTGCCTCTTCTATAATTTTATCTCTAGCAGCGGAAGTCCCTATTCTGTCCGTATAATCCACCACTGTGAGGTTTTGCACTTTACCTCTAAGATCTTTTACCATTTTGGCATGCGTGCTGTCGGGGTTGTTTTCAACAACTAGAAACTGTATTTTTTGCAGAAGATCATATCTTCTATTAAAAATTAGTTCTTTTCTAATGTCCTGAATTGTAAAGTACACACCGTGATAATCGTTGTAATGTGCCATTCCAATAGTTAAAGTTTGTTCCATCTTAGTTCTCCTAAAAATTCCTAAGTTACGTCATATTATACACTTTTTTTGTTTAAGTTCCGTTTCGTCCAGATATGGTAAATTGATCAAATTCTAGTAAATTCTCAAACGCTATGAAATGATAAGGCCGTCGTCATCGTCTCCCGTATCGTCGCCCGGATCGCCACCACCCGTATCGCCACCCGTATCGCCACCCGTATCGCCACTACCCGTATCGCCATCGAGATCCGGATTAAGGTCACCCTTTACGCAGGCCTTGATGACAATATGAGGGGTACTATGGACGTGGTCGCCCGGATCAGTGTCCTCTGGGGCATCAGGACACTGACAGTCTCCTGAGCAGTTGCTGAAATACAGGGTCCATCCTCCTCCCGATTGGTCATGCAGCCATCTACAGTCTCCTTCGCATATGTCCGCACCGCCACCTCCGCAAGTGCTGTTATCAGCACAATCGACTCCTTCTTCCCATACCTTTTGGCAGCCAGCACCGTTAACCATCTCCCAACATTGTTTGGGGCAATCATCGTTATAGAATTCACCCATGCAAACACATTCTGTTGTATCCTCAGTGCAAGTCCAGTCACCGTAGATGATGCCTTGGGAAGGGTCGTCTTTACCGTCATAATTCGTGAAATTTCTTCCACAACAAGAACCTAATGGTTCGTCAGGGCAAGGTCCACATTCGGTCGCTGTTCCATCCCATTTACCGGAAATAATATCACACTCTTCTTTGGTGTTGAAGGTGCACACCGTGTCGTTGCTCCCGTCATCGAGAAGGTGACAGCAAGCCCCTAGGTCTAGAGGTGCTGCCGTTGTAGTTGTGGTTGTAGGTGCTGCCGTTGTGGTTGTTGTAGGTGCCGCCGTTGTAGTTGTTGTTGTTGTAGTTGTAGGTGCTGCCGTTGTAGTTGTTGTTGCTGCTGGACAGCGTGAGTCTCCGGCTTTGGCACAACTGACCGGACCTAAACCTCTTCCTTCATCACAGGGGTTGGACTCATATATATCTTCTGGGGGACAGGCACAACCTCCGCAAGATTCACAACCGTAGGATGGTGCGAGGGGATTGGTAATGCGTGCGTCCTCTGCCACCCACGCCCCATCAATGCACCGGTATTGGCAATACGATGTCGAGCAAGGATCTGCTGTGGTTGTAGTTGTTGTAGTTGGGTTGGAACAGTTTCCGTAAGCAAACTCATCTTGAACCTCTCCGTCATCGCTTGGAGGGCTACAAGTACACTCGCAGTCGTCACTAGTTAGCTCCCACCTGTCAGGTAGACCGTCTCCAGCAAGTCGCCAAGAATAAGAACATTTACCCGGACATGGACCGGCGGTTGTCGTAGTGGTGGTGGTAGGGCCACACTCCAACTCTTCAACTCCCTCGAAGCTGGCACCCTCTGGCAACGTACCTTCTTCACGATAAGCTTCGAATGTATCAGAGCAAGCCTCCGCATCACACTCGTCCCCGGGTACCCAAATCTTTGAGAGACTAGAGCTGGCACAGGTTCCTAGGCTATATTTCCCAGTGACGCGGTCACTAGGCCAACGAGAGGGAGGGAGACATCTACACTGGCAGCTACCCGGACAGTCAGAGCAGGTGTTTTCGTCGCTCGATAGTACCCACTCTCCTGATAACCCATCGTCAGCTTCTACCCAATAATAAGGACAAATACCCTGACATGGGGCCTCGCTAACAAATTCTCCGTCATCATCTACAATGTCGGGGATTTCTTTACCGCAAGGCCCTATGTAATAACGTTTTACGTAATCATAGTGCCAAAAACGCCGCTCCCCGTACGGATCGTCGTCGCGGTAGTGCCAGTGGCCATTCTGCTTGTCGGCAACTAACGGAGGGTACGGGTAAAGCTCAGGGAATTCTTTGTGCTTGTACCAGTTTTTAATTATTTTCTCGGTTGGTTTTTTACATTCACACGGGTAGGGTGGGTCGCCGCCTTCGGCAACTCTTTTTCTCGCCGCTTTATTCCCATAAGGCCAATCTACGTCTCCATCACCGTCACAGTCTGTACACCCGCACCTGTCCGTAGACTGACCCGAGAACTCGGGTCCTCCGTCGCTGCCAAGTACCCAGCCCGGTATAGGTTCGAGATAATTGCCATCCTCATCCTTAGCGTTGCCGTATTGTCGAGGATCGCAAAGCCCGATAGTGCGATCCGCTCTTGTACAATTGTGCCCCCAAGAAAGCCATTCCCAATAGCAAGGGGAACCACCCGAGTTCTCGTCCAACCAATCTGCGGGATTACCACCGACCGTACAGTCGTCATTTGCCGCCTTGCCAATTGACGACGACGGCAGAGTACTAAAGCAATCGTTCTCGTTGATGGGGCACTTCTGGGTGTATGTTAATCCCTGAATCCCGTCTTCATCTTCTTCACAGGTTTCGGTGCAGCAAGTACCTAGGCCGCATGGGTTATCATATTCGCTACACGTTTTCTGTAAGACAACACCACGAGACTTCTGCCAAGTAAAACCCTCACAGACTTCTTTAGCCATATCTTCACACATCGTGACACCAAGCTGCTCAAAACAACATCCTTTGTCACCTTCTGGGGGTAGCGTGGTCGTTGTGGTGGTTGTGGTCGTTGTGGCGTCTGGGTCGGCAGTTGTTGTGGTTGTAGTAGAGCCATCTGGGCAGTCGTTACAGTGGAGTACACGAACCCACTTATCATTACATACGATGTTGTTGGCGGGTGTGACGAGGCTCTGCAACGTCTTCATGGAAAAAAGGCTCCACTGATGCTGCGGCCACTGACAGCGGTAATTTTGGGATGGGCTAGAATAGTCACCACCCCCTCCTGTAACAGTACCCGGACAGCACCAGCTGCCATACGAACAATTATGAAAAGCTATGCCATTTACGTAGTAAATATGATTACCGTCTAACGTTAAATCATAAAGAGGGGTATCGTAATTGGATTCAGAGTCTTCTGTTTTTATATCATCTACGGTTTTTTCGCCAGTTTCCGTGAAGATAGTATCTCCAATTTCAAGATTACCCACAAAGTCTATATCTGAATATAGCTTTCTTGAGAGTTCTACGTCTAGAGATTTAAATCCATCTTGAGTAAGAATGGGATGATCATAGCTAAAAAAGAAATCTGAACTGTTGACTGATGCTAGTTTTCTATTTCCTAGAATAGTTTTCTCTATATGTGTAACCGTATTTATTTGGTTATCAATAGATTTAACTTTTTCACCAACAGATACTTCTGATATTCTCTTATAAGAGCCATCGGCCATTAAAACTGGCGAGTCACCAATAAAACAGGTGGGAGGTGCGACGTCGCAGGTAACCGCTGAACAAAGTGTATCAGGGTAGTGAACCCCAGCTGCTCTGGAGAGGCAGGTGTTTACCTCTACGCTATCTTGACACTGTCTAGTAGAGATATCAAATCCCCAACAACACGCCCCTTCAGGCGGCTGAGGAGGAGGAGTGACTCCAGAACAGTGGCAGCAATTAGTCATAGTAGTTCCTTATTCGCCCGAACAGCTTACATAAACTGGCCTATTTTCACCGTTGACCATCATTGTGACCACGTAGGCTGTGCCTCCCGTTGCTCCATCTCCGTGGATGTCCATTCTGGTGTCTCTATTTGTTACGTACATAACTTTATCATCGCCCATTCCGTTGTCATAACTTCTAACTCTCATTAGCCCACTGGTTGGAGAAGTAAAAGCCGATGGGGCATATATATAATCAATCATAAACCCTTCGTGGTTTCCAAACCAAGAATCACACCCTTCTCTTCTTATGTAAGATCCAGACTCATTCACTCTAGCTACACCAGAGCTGTTATTTATCCATTTTTGAATATTAGCATCTGTATGGCCAAGGGAATAGCTCGTGTCGGTAGTGTCTCTTATAACCTCAAGTACGGCGTCTGGCGTCAGGGTGGCTTTACCGATAGAGATACTTGGGGTTTTTGTATTACCGGCTATGGCGTTTTGTATGTTGATAGTATCAGACAGGTTGCCGCTAGTGTAAAGTAATCTTTGATTATCGTCAAGACCGGCTACTATCTCGATATTCCTCGAACCACCCTCAGATGCAGAAATCTCTCCGCCTAGTGAGTGAGCACCAATACCAATAGAGTTAGGATTAGTGCTATTCTCTCCAGCACCCGGACCTATAAAAATAGACTTTGTTGAGGAGTCTGCGTTTTTACCAGCAGAGCTACCTATGAAGATTGCGTTATCGGTGTTAGAGGCTGTGTGGCCAGCCTGATAACCAATGTATGTGCAAGCAGTGTCGCTAGAAAGCCCACCGTTGGTTGTGGTCGAATCAAGACCTGCATTAGTCCCAATAAAGATGCCGTGTTTCCAGCCCGTCGCGTTCGTAGCAACGTCACATCCAATAAATACAGAATGAGAATTAGTGCCAGCTTCTATATTATTATCAGCATTTGTAAATACGGCATTGCAGTTGTCAGAGAATACTGCGGCACCACTTGTAATATAAGCACCTAGGGACAGTAGGTCCATTCTACCAATACCGCCAGCAACGTCTACTGCAACAAAAGAATTCGATGGTGAAATTGGGGTAGTCAGTTCAGAAGCGAGTAACATCTCGCTGTAGTCTAACCCTAGATAATAACTAGTGCCAATTAACCGTCTCTTGATACCAGAATTTTCTAGACCATAATAAGTTTTAACATCCACAGTTGTGCCGAGGGATGTTCCATCGCTAAATCTTACATTTCCTAGTACTCTTAAGTCTCCGCTGACAGATACAGTGGGTCTTTTAAAGGCGGGGGATGCCCAAGTCGGGCTTATCGGAATAGTACCACTTGGATCGTAATCTACTAAAGTCTGACTATGCCCAAGAGAGTTAGAAAACCTCATTGACATCATTGATCTAGTTTGAGCGGCAGAAACCGTATCTTGACTACCAAACGTGACTGTATACCTATCATTATCAAAGGTGTGCCCCAGATTATAATCAAAAGTTCCCTTTTCTAGGGTGAATCTCGTATCTTCAGATTCCGAAGAGATTATTGAAAATTTTCTAGAGGCTCCTTTTAAGAGACCTGTTACTAGCGGGGTTCCGTCCTGACCTATGGCTAGTGTGTAATCCTCTGGATAAGTGTCTAGGAACAGACTATTTCCTATTATTATTGTCTTATTTACAGGGTCCGTACTTGTGGACAGATCGTCTGTGAGGGTTATGTTGTTATAACCTATTACAACGTTTCCGGTACTTGGTGTTGACCGAGTGAAGGAGTGACTTCCTAGTACTGTGTTCTGTTCTCCAGCAGCAAATCCGCTTCCCGCATGATAACCTACAAATGTGTTGTCTGATTTCTCTTGTGAGGGATCGACGACATCAATACCATATCCAACATAAGTGTTTCTTGTTTGCTTGCTATTCTCCGACCTGTCTCTCGGTGTGTACAAACCTCCAAAAGTATTTCCATATTGATCACCATGTAGATACCCTTGATTAGAGTCTGAACTACTCCCAGTTAAATTGTATTCATTCCCAGCGTCATCTGAGAAGTATAATGATTGGGTCTGTGGGCTTTGTCCATAGGGTTTTACATAAATTTTACCAAAGCTTGTGGATGCGTCTGGAACGTTAGCCTGCTCTCTAAGTGCTATTGTTCCGCTTCTACTCGCGTCTCCGCTAGCAGATATTATCAGAGCTGATCTTGCATCAACGTTAACAAGATCTACGTCAGAAAGACCGTCATTACTCCTTGATCTGATGTCTCCAATAGCTACGGTTCCGTATTGGTGAACCAGAAAGCTTGTTTCTTTACCCATGTTAGGATCGCTGGTATTCACTCCAAGTCTAGCAAGTTCGTAGGACATTCCTTGGGCTTGGTAGGATATGACCATCCCCGAGACGGGCTCGTTTCCATTTCCAAGAAGTTCTACTTTAGTTCTACCGCCGTAATTGAGGCTTGAAAATCTAGCCTCTAAATCTCCAGTAGCCTGAACATTGAAGATAGTCTGCGGAAGAATCGGGTCTGAGGATTCGGCGTGATGTTTATTTGTTATACCTACAAGACCAGACTGTGTTGGCTCGCCGCCATTTCTTAAGACGGTAACGGCCTCGAAGACTTGAGTCTGACCGTTGTCTATATGTATTGATAATCTATCTTTTGTCATCATATTCCTCTTTATACATCAATCTCATCGTGGTAAACAATACTGAAACCCCGCTTGCCGGAAACTGTTTTTATCCTACTCGCGAACTCGTGAGCGATCTTAACGCCTGAATCAACCGTTCCATACATGACAGAGTAGTCATATCCAGACGGGTTACCGTCGACTGCTAGGTGAGTGCCCGAATTGGCTATAAAGTTTACATCCTTAACAGTCGGATATGCACCAACATGATCTTCTCTAGAAAGATATGTTTTATCGCCAGAAGGGTGTTCACTCCTTGTGAATAGGCCATAACAACCGCTTTGCTTAACTAAAGAGAGACCTTGATCACCTAATACTCTATTTCCTTGGAAATGGCATCCGCTGTCAATTTCTATGCTTAGATTTGATTGCCATCTAGATCTAGAGAAATGATCGTCTATTTCTAAACATTTTATATTTGGGTCTGAATTTCTAAATATAAACTTATAGTCCCTAGTATAATCGTAACCGCTAGAATGAACTTCAAAACCTGCACCGTCTAGCGATTCGTCACTTAAATATCCACATACACTATCGTTATGGAATCCAAGTACAGAGTCGTCACAAAGGCCGCTAGTTGCTAAGTGCAGGGTTTTACAATCGTACAAGCATTCGTTTATGGTATGATACTGTAAGTCATTTATAACGGCGTTACCGCTTACTAGGATATCGTTAAAATAGCCATCCCAGAGCAATTTCTCACCACCAGAAGTACCATCTGACCACCCTAGAGAGTACGTAGCATTTTTTGAGGGAACAATATTCCCAGCAACAGTCATTAAACCCTGATCTCCAGAAGGAGTACTCGTTGCAACACCAACTTTATCACCAGAAAAGTGAATTGACTCATTTACAGAGGCGAATGGAAATTGAGCATTCCCAACATTGTAAAATCCACTATGAGATGCTGCTATATCTCCGGAAACCTGAAGACTGCCGTAATTATGTAGGGACTCAATGGCTATTGCGAGTCTATTATTTTGTAAGTCCCCAAACATTAGAGGGGTTGAGCCAGACCCTACCAGCTCATCGCAGGTGGAATCAGAGTCGATAGGGTCAATACCTAGATAAAACGTATAACTAGCGTCTGTACCTACGTGGCTACCCGCACCGTGACCTATGGCGATGTTGAATGAGCCAGTTCTTCCTGACATAAAAGCTAGGGACCCTAGGGATGAGTTACCAGAACCAGTCGTGTTTCCAGCTAGGGAGCTAAACCCTACAGCTGTATTGTAGGTACCGTGGAGATTGCAACCTAGAGAGTGGGAGCCTGCCGCAGTGTTTTGTGCTCCTTGATAGTTTGCACCTAAAGCATAATATCCAAAGGCCGAGTTATCTACGCTGGTTCTTCCAGTGTATTGCAGCTTGCTCAACGCCAACTCACCAGCTATAGTACTTCTGGTGTCTGGTGTAGCAAAGTTAGAGCTTGTTATTTCATTTCCATCTGTAAACAGATGAACTGAATCTACTAAGTCTCTAAGAGAAATTCTAATATCAAGCGGAGATATTAATTGCGTAGAGTTATCCTCTAGCAAGGAGTTTATCTTCGCTATATAATCAGATTTGGTCAATATCATTTTTTAGCCTATAAAATTAACTAAAGCTGATTTGTAAAGTTGAAGTATCGAACTTCACTGTATCTCCGACGTAGATGATTCTAGGGTTTTCTAACGCTGCATACATTAACATATTGCCGGTTCCAAATTCTCCGGAATCTACAATAGCTATGCCTGATACCCAACCCCAATCGACCAACGCCGCACTTCCATCTCCTTCATCAAACATGAAAGAAGAAGCATTTTTTATAATACCGCTACCAGCGGCAAAGTCGTCTGAGCTATAACTCCACTTAGCATTTCCAAGTGAAGAGGGGTCACCTAAGTTAATTCTAGCGTAGCCAGTTGTGTTTCCATCAATACCGCTTGGAATCTCTGAAATAGTTGATCCAGTATCTGATTCCAATGGCACGCTTGAACATAGAGCTACGGCTATGTTCGCTGGTTTAGGGAAGCTTTCCCCCCTAAAAAGATGGTGCAAAAGACCAGATTCTAAATAGTCTGATAAAGAAGCCATTTATAAAATCTCCTGAAAAGTCCTTGATTAAGACTGTAGTTATATCCTATTATACACAAAAAAAGAGCCATTCCCATAATTATGAGAATGACTCTTTCTCGCTTTAGATGTAGGGGGATATTAGAATGATCCTAAGATGACTCTTCTATTATCCAAAACACCAAATCCAAGTTCAGCCCAGCCGTAATAGCCAGCACGCTGTTGACGATGCATAGCGGGGTCTTCGAAGACCGTCATAGCTTGCTTAATAGGCATGATAAAGCTATCATTAGAACCTTGATCAACACCAACAACCAACTCAAGGTCAGATGTTTGTACAGAACCACCAAGACCGTCCGTGAAGAACGTTTGGTATTCCTGACTCTCTCCGAGTTCGTCAAGGTCATGAAGGTTTACACCAAAGATACGGGTGATTGGGGCACCACCTTCACTCGCAGTGTAAATTTCTCGACGAGTTACTTCGTCGACTTGGTCCAGACCCCAGTTACGAACATCTTCCAGAGCTTCTGGAGAAACGTAAAGGTCTGTCAGGCGACCGCGATTAGCGGAGCCAGTGTTCCCACCAGCATTACGACGCATAGTCGTTTGCATGAGAGAAACCAGTCTCTTGCTGAACATACCAGCGGTTGCATCTCCGTCGTAAACCAAGATATTACGATCAACGCCAGCAGCCAAAAGTGTGTGCCATCCGTCGTCGTTCATTTTCTTGGTAAAGCCAGCTTCAAGAGCCTGCATAGCACGAGCTACGATGTCCCAACGTGCTTCACGAGCATAACGAAGTAAGAAGTCAATCGAACTTGTAATGCTGTAAGTTGGAATCGTTACGTAGTCACTTTCTACGGCTCTTTCTGGAACCCGACCGTGACCCGGATTGGTATAAGCTACGTGCTCACCCTCAAGGCCCGGAGAAATTAGATCGAGAGGATACTCGGTAGAGGCTCCCGGCTCGACATTAATAGTTTCGAAAATATCTCCAAGAATATTTCCAACAAGAACACCCTTACGTAAGGGCAATTCTAATGCTTTAGCGAATTCTCGCTGTGCGGCATATGCGACATTTTGGTCGCTATCACCAGACTTCTTAAGAAGTCCGATGAATTCGTCACTAGGTCTTTCTGTGTATGACATTATGATGTCTCCTTTAGTTAGAGGTTCAGGTTAAGCGGAAACTGGTCCGCCGCCGCCATGGTTAGGTAGGTTAACGTACAGTTTGGCATAACCATCAGCGTCTTTACTAGACATCCAACGACCAATAGCCAAGTTACCAGATGCCACTGCTGTGGTAGCATTGTTGGCAGAAATATTCCCTGCCGTTCCACCCGTTTCGTCGGCATAAGCCAATTTACCAGCGGTAGGAGTACCAGTAACGTTACTAGTAACAATCCACCCACGGGTCAAAAGACTAACCTTGCCACCTTTTTGAACTTCATCCTTGAACTGATTCAAGTGAGTTCTGGTCAAGTCTTTGTTTACAACATCGTTTAAAAGGATGCCTACCGGAATGTCGGTTACTGCCGCTGCCGCATATTTAACAAGATTTTCACCTTGATCCATAGCTGCACCAGAAGCACCGGCTATCGCCGCTGCATCAAGAATAACAACACCACCACGAGTGGCTGTGCCCTCGTTGTAAAAGTGGCTGATGTCTGTAGATTCTTCATATCTATCTGCTTTAAGAGCCATAACTATTTCTCCTTATGATTATTTGTTAGAAAGGACGTGAGTTGAAAGCCAATCGGCAACACTGGCTCGTGTTGCGTCTACTTTATCGTATTCATCGGCTTCAACAAGTGTAGCCTCTGTTGTTTCCACTTCTTCAAAGATTTCAGCAGTAACCTCTTCTTCTTCAGTTTCGGCTTCTTCTGCTTTAACATCTTTGTCTTTTTTATCTTTTTTATCTTTTTTATCTTCTTTGTCTTCGTCCTTCTTCATCCAAGGGGGCATTTCAGCCTTCTTTTTCATAAGAGCGACAATAGATTCAAAAGCTTCATCTTCTAAAGCGTCAAAGTTCGCAAGAGAGCCTTCCACGTCTTCTTCACTAACACCGGCTTCAATGAGTGCCGCTGTTCGACGAGATGCTATTTCTTTTTTGTGCATTTCGTCTACCTCTTTAACGGCTTCTGCAAGCTCAGTCTGAGATGTAGCAAGAGTGTCTTCAAGTTCAGCGACACGAGCTTGAGTGGACTTAATCAATTCATTAAGTTCACCAATCGTTGCTTTACCTTTTTCTTCTGTTGCTTCGTACGCTTCGACCTGTAAAGCAAATTCTTTATCTTTTGCTTCTTCGATCTCAGCCTTAATGGCTACGTTTTCAGACTTAGCTTCCGTAAGCTGGGTCTGAATTTCGGCCAACTGTTTTTCTAACAGTGTTTGATCTGACATATTAATATCTCCTATTGAAAATTGAGGATCAGATTCGTTTAAATTAAAATTTACGCTTGCGGAACTTTTACTATTCAAGATGATGCTTCTTGAATTAGCTGGCTTCGCAACTAGCCCTTTACCCGAAAAGGATATGTTAGACAAGGCACGGCCAATCTTATAGTCTTCATATTCACCTGTTCCCCCGTAGGAGCGAAGGTGTTTAGTTAGAAATGAAGATTGCTCGTCTCTTGCTAATATTTTTGCGTTTCCATTCGGATCTATTAACGCATAGTCAAAGCCCGCGAACAGGCATTCCATAGAAACGTACCATTTTCCCTCTTCTATCTCGGAAATGATTTTTTCCATTCGTTCTCTATTATCGTCACCCATCCAACTGTTGTAGAGAACTGCTTGAGTTACAATGTCGAACTCGTCCGGTCTAGCTTTATCGTCATCTGCTACAGCTTTTCCGTCTTTGGTTAACACATAGCTTCCAGTAATATGCCCGATGATATCATTTTCGTCGTGCATGAAGTTGAACTGTTTGTCTTCGGGTGTATTTCTAGCTTCCCAAGTAGCTTCAGCCATAAACACATCATCATTTTTATTCCAGCCTGTTGATACAAGTACTGATTCTAAATAATAGAGGTCTACCTGATCTTTGTTTTCAGCGAGGATTTTGCTTAGGATGTCTGGATCAGAGATAGTTTCGCTTGCGGCTTTTAGGTCACCCTTGCGTATGGTTGCTTCGGAGCAGTATGCAACGCTAGCGGTGCCTTTTACAAGGTCTCCAATGCCGTCGCTTATCTCTTTTTTATATATTCTTATTGTCATGACTGATTATACACAAAAAAGTAAAAAAAATGAAAAAACACTAAGAAATCTCGAAAAAATACTCCACGAAAGCACCAATGACTTTCTTTTTATATGAATTTATTGGCATTTCTGAGGCGGAGATATTCTCATCGGAAAGCTTGTCACTGAAAGCTTTAGGGGTTCTTTCTGCGGAGGATAGGGCCTTCATAATAGAGCTCTCGTCCGTAGGTGTCATCGGATCGAGGTTCGTTAACACATGAATTTTAAGAGTTTCAAGTGTGCACACCTCAGACTTGGTTAGTTGTCTAAGGTTCTTTTTTTTGTTAACCCCTAGAAACGCTTTGTTTAACGTGCTTGAAATATCTTCAAAAGTATCGTTTGTCCACACGATCAAATCTGCTAGTCCGGGTTTAGACTTCGGGGTTTCAACCCTTTTCTTTCTTGGCTCCTTGTCTGGAGCGAATGGTGGGCGACCGTTCTTCTTTATCTCTTTGTTGTCCTTGCCCGGTGCCCCTTTGTCTTTATTCTCATTGACCTCTGCTTGTTTGTCAATCTTCTCAAGCTCTTGTTTATGATTAGCATTATGAAATGGGCCAGCCTTGTCTGGATAGGCTTCATTATTGCGGCTCTTTCGTTCTCTTTTTAGACGCATTTTTTCAACGGAGGGTATCTCTTTAAATCTCTCTAGAATGGTCTCTTGGCTAATAATGTCTCTGTCTGCCAACTGTATTAAGAGGTTCTTTTCTGAGGCTTCGTCAGACAGGCTCATCTGATCAAACGTTATATGAGCTGCTTTTCTAAAGCCCATAGACTTTCTTATAAACTCGACTTCAGCTTCCCAGAATTTGGTTAACTGGTCTCTGCCGTACTGTAGTCTCTCTACTAAGGTCTTTAAGGATATAAAGTTATTAGTGAACCCTCCACCGGTGCTGGCACCAGTTAAGGTTGGGGGAACTCCTAGTCCGGCGTAGATACTGTTTAGAACAGAGGTGTATTTTTCAGAGCCTAGGAATTTGTAGACCTGACTATTTGATTCTGTATAACTTAACTCTGGCCCCCAAACTAGCTCCATGGTTCCTCCACCGACATTGCTTGCTAATATATTTCTAAGCTTATTAATTGCTGATTTATTAGGGAGGATCTTATGGTCTAGACTACCAAGCGTCCAGAGTCTAATGTTTGAAATCGCACCGTCTAGTGCCGACAGGTCAGCTAATCTCATTTTTTCCAGCATGATGATGTCATCTAGAATTGCATAGGTTAGAGGGTGTGCCCACTGCTGCCAGTCGTCCTTTTTGTAATAAAAAGTACTAAGCCTATCTTTTTCAAGCTCTATCTTTTTCTTTCCTTGCTTGATTGCGTTTTTAACATTTACCGGTAAGGTTTCTAAAATTTTGGTCGGAACACCTCCGTCTTTGAAATTATCAAAAAACGAATTTGCTGTAAGTTCATAGTTTTTTACACCTAAGAACAGATTAATACTACCGTCCTTAACATCTATGTTTAGCGGATTTAAAAAGTTATATCTCCAAGGAACTAGGTTTTCTTGGATCTTGGGAACCTCTAGCGTGATGTCTTTTGCTAGTGATTTGATATATTTTTTGATCTCGGGGGTAACGTTTGCATAGCTTTTATATACAAATACTTGTCCTGTTCTATAAAGCTGATTGAGGAATCTCTCCGACCTCTCTTTTCCGTTACACTTTTTAAACCACTGTTGGTAGAACTTCTCTACACTCTTGTCTTCGTGAACTACGTTGATACCCTGACATCCAAAATCACCCATTAAGTCAATAACATTTCTGACGATACCAACCTTATCATATGCGTCCATACACATCTTAATTATACGCTTTGCCTGTCGAGGAACCTGCTCGTCCGGTCTAAAGGCGTAATAATCACTATGTCCAAAGCTAGGTCTCACAGACCTGTTTGGTTCAATGTCTAGATATTCTCTGTGGCTACCCTTGGTCACTCCTTCGTAGGCATCCTGAGACTCTGCGAATTGCTCAAAGGCTTTGGCTTTTCCTGCCAAGTCAGAATCATTCCAAGTTATTAGGTGGTCTTTGTTTTCGTCAGCCATTTTGATTCCTATACGATTAGTTAGAATGCATTGTGAATGTTTATCAATACATTATACACAATAAATTCAAAATCTAATAAGTATCCTCTACAGAGTCCGTAAACCAGCTCGGTCCTGAGTACATGTTTCCCTTTTTCTCTGTTTTTTCAATGGTTGCGAAGCCTCCGTAGAAATTGTATATCGTCGCCTCGGGTAGTCTGGCTAAAGTTCTGGCGGCCATGTTTGCCATAATAAGGGACGAGTAACGATCTTTTCTTTGCTTACCCTTTTTGCCAGTCCCAATGACGGTCTCTGGTGTGTCCCACTTATCTCTGCCACTTGGCGTTTGTGTTATCTGTATCATTGTTAATTCGTCTTTAAGATCTTCTATCTCTAAGACGCATTGTTCAAGCGTGTCGAATACTCTACCTTTTAAGCCATCCTCTACGTTTGATAGGCCTAATGTTATAGCGTCAAATCTTGGAAATAATACAGCTTTATCCTCAAGGTCTTTTCTGAGGCCGTGATTAGCTTCTGCTAGCCATTCGTATTTTGCAAATTGACACATTTCTAATATGTGTAGACCCCTGTTGTCGTCTGTGTCTTTTTCTTTATCTTCATCTATAGTTGGCCATATAGCTACTTCGTCGTCTTGTATCTTATCTGTATCGTGTAACGATTCCATTACGGCGATGCCTCCACCTTGTGCATCCATGGCTATGTGAACACAAGGGTACATTTTCATAAGATCTCTTATTTTTCTAGCACAGTAGGAATAAAAATCGCTCTCTGCGGAATATCCACTTTTGACCTTCATTTTGTGTTCTGACCTATTGGTTGTCCAGCAATGAACAATTCTCCTATGGTCTGGATTTACCTCTAGTACTACAATACTAAAATTATCAACCTCAGAGGCTGGATCAACACCAAATATGTACTTCTTTTTTGTATCCCCTCTGAGACTGGCTTCAAAGACTATGTCTTCATCTTTACTATCTTTTATTATAGTTGAGTCGTTAGAACCGTCATTAGCAATACATGACTCTATCAAGGTACGCTTGAAAAAGCCCTGAGAATCACGTGTAAAGCACGCTCCAAACTCCATCTGATAAATACCAGCATGTACCGTCGCCTTTGATCTGGCAACCTGTGAGGCGTCCATGAAGCCTTCTGGTAAGAGTTCGTAAGGAACCCTGATGACTGAATAGTCTTTCCAGTTAAAGTCCTTTGGCGGGTCTTCACCAAATATCTCTCTAAGTTTATTGAGTCTACCTTGACTTGCTATAATGGACTTCCATTTTTTCCAGTATTCAGCAAAATGGTTAAAGTCATAATAGGCTGTCCCAGAAAGGATGATTTGGTTATTCTTTTGTTCAAGTACAGCATCTGACTCTGCTTCAATTTGTACACCTAGCTCTTCAGCCTTCTTCTTAGCTGCTATCTTTTTTACATTTTCTATCGGATCGGCTGTTACGGCAGCAAAGCCAGCAACGACCGTTTCGAAAATATCCCTAGGTATTGATGCAAATTCGTCACTTATGATATCGTTGGCACGTTGTCCACGAATTTTTTGCCCATCACCCAGAGGGAGGCATGTTACGCGAGACTTATTTATACGCATAACACAACGGTCAACATCTCTCCTTGGTCCACTATTGACATCGCACAGGCTTCTAAGTATCGGAGCGTTGTTCCAAATCGTCTCCATGTATTCAAATAAAACCTTAGATTGCCTAAAGGCAGCACCTACAACTACAATCTTTCGTTCTGGTAGCAGTAGGGCACGCATTAGTGCATATAAAGACAGTATAAAAGATTTACCAAAACCACGACTAGCTATGAGCATGGGGAATCTTCTATCCCACATCTCACACAAGAATAAAGCCTGAGAGGG